GGAGACAACGCATTCGGTCACGCAATCTCACTTCCTGTTGAACTACGCGATGGCGGTATCTTGGACTTCGGTCGTGAGCACGCTCTTGCTTGGTACTCAATCTTCGGTCTTGGTCTAATCACTGACCAAGCTGTTGTTGTTGCAGAAACCAACTAATAACTTAATAGCTTGACCGTTGTGGCGGGGGTGTAAAAGCCCCCGCCCAACACAAACATTCATACACTACACCGGAGGATCCAAATGGCAAGTAAAGTAAAGCCGACCGACGTAACTGGTCGCTCACGTGAAGCGCAGATTGCAGACAACATGGATGCAATTAACGAACGCGCAGGACAAATGTCAATGGCAACAGCAACTTCTCAAGCAAAGCTTGATGAACCAATTGATGCCACTGTTCCAGATCGTCAGACAATTATCGTAGATGAAGCTATTACAGTAGGTTCAGCTAACGAGACTGCTGAGATTCGTGTCGTTGAAGACATTGAGAACATGACACTTGGCGCAGGAAACAACTACAGCTTTAAAGCAGGACAGAAGTACGTTGTCTCCAAGGCAGTAGCTCAACATCTTCGTGAAAAGGGCTATCTAGCTGGCGTTCTATAACCAGTAACGAATCGGAGCGGCGGATCCTTGTTGGGTCCGCTTCTTCGTTTGTAGAGATTTTTAACTAGAAAACTGCGACCATTTAGTCGTACGTTAGGAGCTATAAGTGGCGGTTTTGTCAGATCTTGTTTCTAGGGTTCGCCTAGAGCTAGGTGATATGCCTAAACAGTTCACCTCCACTTTTACAGGTGACGGAACAACTAAAGACTTTGATACAAAGATTAAGCCTCTTGAAGACACCACTCTTGTTGTTACAGTAAACAATGTGGCCCAGCTACAGCCAACTAACTACACAGTTGAAAAAGACTTGGGAATCTTCCACTTTGTAACAGCCCCAGCTAACGCTCTTCCAATCAGAATTACTGGAACCTCATACCGCTATTTTACAGACGCGGACATCACTAGGTTCATCAATACAGCCGTAGAGCAGCACACACACGAGCGCACAGACGGCTTTGGTACTCAGATGACCATAGGCCTTCTACCGCCCGTTGAGGAGTACCCACTAGCCATCTTGGCAACTGTAGAGGCTCTATGGGCTCTTGCAACGGATGCAGCATTTGATATTGACATTCAAGCTCCAGACGGTGTGATGATCCCGCGGTCTGAGCGTTACCGTCAGCTTTCACAGATTATTCAACAGCGCATGGAACAGTACAAGCAGCTATCTTCTGCTTTGAACATCGGTCTATGGCGCATCGAGATGGGAACACTTCGCCGTGTTAGCCGCATGACCAACAAGCTTGTTCCTATCTACCTTGCACAGGAGATAGATGACTCCCGCAAACCAGAGCGCATCTACATTCAAAACGACCTCAATGGTCGCAAGCCAGCGCCAAGCTACGCGGGTGTATACGACATCGCTCTCTACCAAGGTGACTCTTGGTCAGGTGAGTTCGACTTCCCATTTGATGTTACTAACCTTACCTTTAAAGCGCAGATCCGCACCTATCCAAATGCTCCAGCGCTTTATGGAACTTTTGATGTCGCTAAGTTTGATGCGGTTAACGGCCGTATCCGTCTTACCCTTAGCCCAACCGCCACTAAGTACTTACCAGCCCGCGCTTTCTGGGATCTTCAAGCAACAAGTGCTAGCGACCCTACCTTCGAACAGACCTATGTTAGAGGGCAAGTATTTGTTACTCAACAGGTAACATTGGACTAACATGACAGTAATCCCAGTAAACGGACAAATAATTGTTCAGGTAACCCCTGCCGCGGGCCCCGTAGTAAACGTAAACGAAATCACAGTTGGGGGCATAAACCAGCCCACGGTCGCGTATCATCATACGCAGAGTATTGCTTCAGCTACGTGGACTATTAACCACTATCTGGGGTGGTACCCAAATGTTACAGTTCAGGACTCAAGTGGTTCGATTGTTGAAGGCGAATTGGCCTACACCAATACCAACACACTTACCGTTACATTTACAGGCGCATTCAGCGGGAACGCATACCTTTCATGAGGAGAGAGTAAATGGCACGTAAGTTTTTAACTTCGATTGACTTAAATAAGAATGAGCTTCAAAACGCTCGTATCCAAAATTTAGCAACCGACCCATCAAGCCCAGTGCTTGGTCAGGTCTATTTCAATACCGCTGCTAATGAAATGCGTATCTATAACGGTACGATCTTTGAAGCAATTGGTCTTAACGGTGTAACAGCAGATGCCGCGGAAATCAACATCCTTGACGGCGCTATCCTATCTACCACAGAACTTAACTATGTAGACGGTGTTACCTCCGGTATTCAAGCACAGCTTGACTCCAAGTCACCGCTGAACAACCCAACTTTTACAGGCACAGTAACCCTTGACACTGGCGTTAACATCGTCTTTGAGGGCGCAACCGCCAACGCGTTTGAAGCAACGCTTACAGCTGGCGATCCAACAGCAGACCGCACAATCACTCTTCCAGACCTTACAACAACACTTGTAGGTAAAGATACAACTGACACTCTTACTAACAAGACACTTACTAGCCCAACAATTTCAGGTCTTACTCTTTCAGACTCAACAATTGTTGTAGAAGGCGCTACCGCAGATGCTTACGAAACTACCCTTTCATTTGTAGACCCAACAGCTGATCGTATAATTTATGTACCAAACGCTGACGGTACTTTAGCTCGCGTTGAAAACAAGCTTCATGACTTTGCTTTAGCAACCGCTTCTGTAGACCTTAACAGCCAGAAGATCACAAACCTTGCAACACCTACATCTGCAACAGATGCAGCTAACAAGGGCTACGTTGACGCAGCTGTTGTTGGTATTGATTGGAAAGCCTCTGTTCGTGTAGCAACAACAGCAGCTGTTACTTTAGCAACAGCTTTTGAAAACGGGGATGTTCTTGACGGAGTAACCCTTGCTACTGGTAACCGTGTTCTTGTTAAGGACCAAGCAGATGGAGCAGAAAACGGTATCTATACCGTAAATGCTTCTGGCGCTCCTACACGAGCAACTGATGCCGATACAGCAGCTGAAGTTACAGCCTCCTTTGCAGTATTTGTAGAAGAAGGAACTGTAAACGCAGACTCAGCGTGGACACTTACAAACAACGGCACTGTCACTATTGGAACTACTGCACTTGTCTTTACTCAGTTCACAGGCCTTGGCCAAATCACAGCGGGTAACGGTTTAACTAAGCTTGCTAACACACTTGATGTTGTTGCAGGCACTGGTATCATTGCTAACGCTAACGATGTAGCAATTGACACAGCAGTAGTTGTACGCAAGTACGCAGCTAACTTGGGAGATGGCTCAGCCACCTCTTACACAATCACACACAACCTCGGAACACGCGATGTGACAGTTGCTCTTTATGAAGTAGCTTCACCATACGCTGAAGTAGTAGCAGATGTTGAACACACAACTACAAACACAATTACAGTTAAGTTCTCAACAGCGCCTACAACTGATCAGTACCGCGTAGCCGTACAGGGGTAATAACCTATGAGTCGTAAATCGCTCGTACCGGTTAACGTACCCGCACTTGCTAGTGCGCCTACGCTTCCCACCCTTCGTACGGGTGACCTGTACTTTAATACGACTGATAGCACCTTATACAGCTACAACGGCACCGTGTGGGCAGCATCTGGCGGTGGCGGGGGCAGTAGTTCAATTACTGTATCTGACACAGCGCCTGCTTCTCCTGGAGAAGGTGACTTGTGGTTTAAGTCTGATGTTGCTCAAACCTTTGTTTACTACGATAGCTTTTGGATTGAAATTGGCGTAGGCCCACAAGGACCTGCTGGACAAGCAACTATCTCTCGTTGGAAAAAGACCGCAGTTGGCGGAGAGACCACACTCTCTGGAGTTGATGACAGCTCAGTACCTTTGGCTTACACGGTACAGAAAGAACAGCTTTTCTTAAACGGAACGCTTCTTGTACGAGGTGCGGACTATGTAGCATCTACTGGTAATAGCATCTCTGGATTAACTGCTTTAGCGGCTGGAGACATCACAGAGATTATTAGCTTCGGCGAATTTATCCTTAATAGCAGTGTTAGCCTAAGCACGATTGACGCAAAAGGCGATTTACTGGTTGGAACACTCGCAGACACTGTGGCCCGTCTTGCCGTTGGGGCTAATGGAACTGTTCTACAGGCAGACTCAAGTACAGCAACTGGTCTTAGATGGTCATCAACTTTAACCGCACCAACACTAACTGGAACAGTTACAGCCTCAGGTGATATTAACCTGTCTGCTGCTGGCGGACCAGGAAGCGTAATAGATGAGTTTACACTTATACTTATGGGAGCAATCTAAATGAAGGGTAGTAACTAATGGCTACAACAACTAAGGCGCTGTTCCGCGGAGCTGCGACTACAACTACAACTACTACGTTGTACACCGTACCTGCCTCTACAACTGCTGTAATAACAGAGATTATGATTGTTAACACCGCGGGATCTGCCGGAACATTTACTATGGCTTTAGACGATGTAAGTATTGCAACCACTGTGACTGTTGGGGCGTTTGACTCCACGGTGATCCCACTTAAGCAAGTTTTAGCAACAGCAAAAACTATTAAGGGCGGAGCTTCGGCTACATCTATTAACTTTCACATTTCAGGTGTGGAGATTGCGTAATGTCATACCCAAGAAGTTTTAAAACTAATTTAATTTCAGGGGCTATGTTAGCCGGAAATGCCACCTTTATTCCAAACTTGATAGTTGACTATCTTGTTGTTGCAGGTGGTGCGGGAGGCGGTGGAACATCAGCTGGCACAGGCGGTGGCGGTGGTGGTGGAGCAGGTGGACTTCGCTCTACAGTAACTGCAACTGGTGGAGGCGGGACTCTTGAATCTGCATTGTCTCTTTCTATAAATACCTCATACTCAGTAATTGTTGGCGCAGGAGCAGCGGGTGGAAATCCAGTAACAACTGGTAGCAACGGTTCAAACTCAGTATTTTCAACAATAACAGCAGTAGGCGGTGGAGCCGGTGCAACTTATGCCGGAGCTAATAACGGTGCTGGTGTTACTGGCGGCTCAGGCGGTGGTGGTGCTTCGTATACGGGTAATTCTGTAAGTGCTGCTGGTGGTAGTGGGACCGCAAATCAAGGCTATGCAGGCGGAAGTGCATTTAGAACCGGTGGTTTTCAAGTCGCGGGTGGTGGTGGTGGAGCAGGTGCAGTTGGTGGTAACTCAACAACAAGCGGTGCTGGCGTTGCTGGTAATGGTGGTAATGGCGTAGCGGTTTCAATAACTGGATCATCAGTTACTTATGCAGGCGGCGGCGGTGGTGGTGGTTGGCAAAGTATGTCTCAAGCCGGTACTGGTGGCACAGGGGGCGGAGGTGCTGGAAGTATTACAGTTGCTGGAACCAATGGAACCGCAAACACTGGCGGAGGCGGTGGCGGTAGCGGAACACTTGCCACAATAAACGGCGCAAATGGTGGTTCAGGAGTTGTTATAGCCAGTTATTCAGGTTCACAAAGAGCAATGGGTGGCATTGTTACTTCATCAGGTGGAAACACAATTCACACTTTTAATGCTAGTGGCACTTTTGAAACTTCATATACAGTTGCTAAAGCAACTGGTGGTGCAATAAATAAAGACGCTTCTTATTTTTATCATGTGTTTAACGGTTCAGGCACATTTACTCCAACACAATCTCTTTCAGCAGATATTTTAGTTATTGCTGGCGGTGGTGGTTCCGGTGGTTCTAACACATCAGATAAAGGTTCTGGTGGCGGTGGTGCTGGTGGATTACTTTATTATTCAGCACAGTCATTAACTGCAACTGGTTATACGGTAACTGTTGGAGCTGGAGGCGCAGGGGGTGTTGCTACTGGAGGACCTGGAGTACAAGGTGCAAATTCTCAATTTGGTTCATTAACTGCATCTGTCGGTGGCGGTTATGGAGGTGGCGGTTTTCCTGGTAATGGGCCTGGTGCTAATTTTAATGGCGGAACTGGCGGTTCTGGCGGTGGTAGCACAAAAGATGGCACCGCAGGCGCTGCAACTGCAGGACAAGGTAATACTGGTGGTTTTGCATCTCTAGCCTCGGATTCAGGAGCTGGCGGTGGTGGTGCCGGAGCTGTTGGTACAGGTACCACAGGAAACCCTGGAGGCGCAGGTGGCGCAGGAGTTAATACTTATTCAACTTGGGCAACTGCAACAGGTACTGGAGCTTCAGGTTATTACGCTGGTGGCGGAGGCGGAGGTGCCTACTCAGGCGCTGCAGCATCTGGCGGAGCTGGAGGTGGTGGCACAGGCGGTGCGAGTGGTACACAAGGTACTAATGGAACACCTAATACTGGCGGTGGTGCAGGAGGAACTGGCGGTAATACGACAGGCCATGTTGGAAATACTGGTGGTTCAGGTATAGTTATTATTCGTTATGCAGTCTAACTATGGAGAAAAAATGACAGTAACTAAGATCAAAGACACCAAACCAAAGCAATGCTTTAGCTATGAGGTAACGATGTTAGTTCATATTATTGCTAATGATGAGACAACCGCTAAATCTCAGCTTGATGAACAAGGTGGAATCGTAACCAAGCGTGATGTAAAATTAGTAAACACAGCAATTCTTTACGGTGAAGATAAGGATAAAAAATAATGGGTCACTACGCAAAAGTAGAAAACGGCATAGTCACACAGGTAGTTGTTGCCGATGGGCCAGACTGGTGTGAACAAAACCTAGGCGGACAATGGATTCAGACTTCATACAACACTCTTGGCGGAGTTCATAAAGACGGCAAGTTCCCTATTCATAAGAACTATGCTGGAATTGGATACACATTTGACGGTGTTGGATTTGCCGCGCCAAAGCCATACGCATCGTGGACTCTTAATGCAACATCTTATCTATGGGAACCTCCAACACCAATGCCTACAGATGACAAACATTACACTTGGAATGAAGAGCTATTACGCTGGGATGAAGTGACTGATGGCAATTGATTTTCCAAACTCCCCAAGTACTAACGACACACACACAGTAGGAAGTCGTACTTGGACCTATAATGGTACTGCTTGGGTATTGACTGGATCTGTGGGCTTGCCTGATGGCGGAGTCCTAGACGGTGGTCAACCAAGCAATACCGCCCAGCTTTACACATATAGTGGAGGAACGCCCTAATGGCAGTTAATACATTAATGCAAACCCGCCGAGGCACAGCTTCGGCGTGGACATCTGCTAACCCAGTATTGGCTGAGGGTGAGTGGGGCTATGAAACCGATACTAAGCTCGCCAAGTGTGGCAACGGGTCAACAGCTTGGAACAGCCTTGACTACCGCACTCTGCCTATCCAGACGTCAAACAGCGGAAAGTACCTAACCACTAACGGTACTACTCCATCATGGGCAACAGTAGACGCGCTTCCAACACAAACAGGAAAC